CTTGCGCTCGAAGGCATGGCCGCAGAGCGGGCACTCGGTGACCCCGAGGGGCACGACCGCCTCGCAGGACGGGCAGGTCTTGATCGGCGCCTCGCCGTCCGGCTCGTGGCCGTCGAGATCGACATCCTGCTCGAGCGACCCGTGCAGCAGGGTCGAGGTCCCGAAGTCGAGGACGATGCAATCGGTTTTGATGACGCCCGGATGTTCTCGGGGATCGACGGTTCGAAGCCCGCGGCCGACCATCTGGATCATGGTCGACTTGAACGAACTCGGCCGGAGCAGCACGACGCAGGAGGTCGGCGGGTGATCCCAGCCCTCGGTCAGCACCGCAACATTGACGATGACACGCAGCTTGCCGCTGGCGTAGGCCGTAAGCGTCTCCTTGCGATCCGCATCAGCCATTTCGCCATGGATGAAGCGTGCCGCGACGCCAGCCGCATTGAATGCGTCCGTGACATTGCGCGCGTGACTGATCGTGGAGCAAAACACCACGGTCTGACGCTCGCCGGCTTTTTCGCGCCAATGACGGATCACCGCTTCCGTGACAGGAGAGCGGTTCATGATCGCATCCACCTCCGCCATGTCGAAGTCGTCGGCGGTACGACGCACCTTGTTGAGTTCATCCTGCACGCCGACATCGATGACGAAAGTGCGCGGAGGAACGAGGTGGCCGGATGCGATCAGCTCACCGATGCGAATCTGGTCGGCTACGTTCGAGAAGACAGGCCGCAGCCCACGCTTGTCGCCCCTGTTCGGCGTCGCGGTAACACCGTAGATCCGGCACATCGGATTGCGGTGAAGCGCGGTGTCGATGATCCGGCGATAGCTGTCGGCTGCGGCGTGATGCGCTTCATCGATCACCAGCAAGTCGATGGCAGGCATCTGATCGAGGTTGTCTTTGCGCGCGAGTGTCGGGACCATCGCGAAGGTCACCTGTCCGCGCCAGGACTTCTCCTTGGCGTCAACGATCGACGTAGTAAGCTGGGGATTGACCCGGCCAAACTTGTTGAGGTTCTGACCGGTCAGCTCATCGCGATGGGCAAGGACACACGCCTTGCCGCCCGTGCCCTTTGCAGGCTCGCCAATCATGCGCCCGGTGACGGCCGAGAGCATGATTGTTTTGCCTGCACCTGTCGGGGCGACCGCAAGAGTGTTTCCGTGTTCGTCAAGCGCATGGATGCTGCGCTCCACGAACTGCTTCTGGCGGGGACGCAAAAGCATGGCGCCCTCCTTATTGCGCCCAGGACGGGCGAACGCCCGGCTTCGGCATCGAGGGCTGGGGAGCGCGGGGCTGAGCGGTGGCTTGCGCCGTGGCGCCGGCGACGCCCATGAGCGCCGCGTACTCCTTGTGATCCGGCGTCACCGCCGTGCGGATCTCGTTCTTCTCGTCCCCGTTGGTGTCGGTGCCGACGTCGATCTTGGCGATGAACTCCAGCCCATCGAGATCGGTGAAGCCCGAGATCCGCCGCGCCGCTTGCGCCTGTGCCGAATTGTCCTTGTCCGAGATGCCGCGCGCAGAGTTCAGCATGCCGCGGATGAGGCTGCGGCCCATGTTCGTCCAATCCGGGCCCTTGGGGCTGTAGAGGCCGATCAGGGTGAAGATCTTCCGCCGGGCGTAGGGTCCCTCAAGCACAGTGAACTCGCCCGAGAGGTAGACCGAACCGGTGGTGCCACGCGTCGCGTAGCCGCCGGTCCAGCCCTGCGCCGGATCGTCATAGCCGCCGGGGCGGATTGTCAGGCGCACCTTGGCGAGCGTGCCCTTGGGGATGATGTTGCTGTTCTGCTTGGCGTCGTTGAAGTCGTTCCAGGAACCAGTCATGGCTCGGGTCTCCTTGTCAGTCGTGTTCGGGATGGATGGGGGCAGCGGCAGGCGCGGCAGGCGCTGCAGGCGGCGCAGCGGCGGGCGGCCTGCGATAGGCCAGGCGCTCTGACGCGGGTTTTGCAGGGCTGCGGATCTTCGCCATGAGGCGCCCGAGGTGAGGCTCCTCGATCGGATCCAGCCGGCCGGAACGGTCCTTCGCGGGGTAGTTCCAGGTGTTGATCGTCTGGCAGACGAAGGCGCGGAACGGCGCACCGGCGTCGTCCTTGATCTCCGCCATCGTCAGCACTTCATCGACGATGCCGGGCAACTCCAGGCCGGTCTTCGAGCCATCGATCTGCGGCTGGAAAATCCGCCGGTTGAAGTCGTCCAGCTTCTCGTCGAGGATCCCGACGAACCAGACGTTCTTCGCCCTCGTGTGCTGCAGATGTGTCAGCCACGCGATCATCTCGCGGCCGTGCAATCCATAGGCGCCGCGAATATCCGGCTTGCCCGTCTTGTCGGAGAAGGCTTCCGGCTGGCCCTTGCACCATTGGAAGCACAGCCGCCCGGCGACCGTGATAGAGTCGATGAAGACGGTCTGATAGCGATCAAGCGAAGCCGGATCGCCGAAGCGTTCACACACGGCGGCGTAGTGGGCTTCGCTGTAGACCTGGTCATCGCGCAGCGCCGGATTGGGGCCGCCGATGAACACCGCGAAGTCGCGGCATTCGGGCCATGTGCGCGGGCGAACGCTGTCGCCCGGCCAGCCCTCGATGGCGAGATCGCCAGCTTCCAGATCAATGAAGAGCGTGACCTTGGGATCAAGGGTCCAAAGCAAGCTCGTCTTGCCGATGCCGGACTTGCCGAAGATGCAGCCTTTGACGCCGCGCACTTCGGCCATGCGCTGATCGGCTGAGATGATGGGGAGCGCCATTATGCGAACTCCCCGGAAATGAGCCTGAAGCTCGGTTTCCCCGTCCGTACCGTGCGCGCCGGTTCAAAGGCGCGGCGGATCGCGTCGGGCCACGCGTCGTAGGCACGCTCAGAGACCGAAAAGCTGATCTCGATGTATTGGCCGGGGTCTTCGCCGGAGGCGCGGATGCTCTCGACGAGCCCGGCGAGCTTGGCCTGATCCCAGTCGACCTTTTTCGGCAGGTCGGCAACGATGGTGACCGCCCCATCGCTGAAGCGGACGGTGCCTGTGTCCTTGGCGATGGCCGCGCGGGCTTCACGCGCACGATCGCTGAATTTCTGGGCGATGGCGCCGTCGAGCCAGTCCTTCATCGACTTCGCGCTCTTTAGCGCGGCATCAGCATCTTCTTGGAGGACAGCCAGCACTTCGGATGGCAGTGCAATGATGTCGCCGACCGGCATCGTGCGCAGCTGGTCGAGGGTGGGGGCGTTGGGGATCATGATCAGCGCGCTCCCGACGCAGCGGCGCGTTCCGCATTGTCCGTGGTGCTCGCGCGGATCTGCTCGCTCTCGTAATCCTCGACGTCTTCGAGGCGGTACACGACGCGGCCACCGAGCTTGACGAAGCGCGGGCCTTCACCCGTCCACCGCCACCGCTCCAGCGTGCGGTGGCTGATGTTCCACCGCGCAGCCAGGTCGATCTGGTTGAGATGTTTCGTAGCCATCTGAGTCTCCTTGGGTCTCTGACGAAAACCTGCGGAGAGGATGGCGAAGGATCAGTATGGCGTCGTCGGGATGAGAAGTGGATCAGAAGGGGATGAAATCGAGCGAATTTTGCTTTGACGAGGGGATAGGGAGGGGGATGCCTGGGGGATGCGCACCGACCCCCGACAGATTAAATCTCGGGGTGACAGGACCATGCGCAGGGGGATCAGGAGAACTTCGTGTTCAGCCGGTAACGCCCGCGTCGATCGGACTGGATGAGCTTGCGCCAGTCCGGCTGCGTCTTGAAGAGATCGGATAGCCGCGTACAGGACGAACCGGCTTTCGCAAGCACTGCTTTGCCGTGCTGCCACGGTCTGCCGGTGGCTGCTGCCTCATGGAGGATACGAACTACGCGGGCTTGGATGGATCCGAGGAAATAGGTCCGGTCGCCGAGGATCACCTCGCTGAAATCGTGCCTTTGCTCGAACACGGTCTGAACTGTGCGCTGTGTTCCGCCAAGCCCATGACGGCTTTCCGCACGATCACGCTCATTGCGTCGAACGACGAGTTCGTCCGCTTTGATCATGATCCCATCCTTGGGTCGCAGCACGACGCAGTAGCGGTGCTCCGGCGCATCAAAACGCTCGATGCGCGCTGCCCCCTCGTGGAAGAGCCGATAGGCATCCTGCGGGCGGAGGTCCTGAAGCCCATGAAAGAGGCCTTGTTCCTCGGGGATGCTGAACCATTGGCCATCGTCCACCTCCTCGTAGCAACCTTGCTCGAGGCGAACGGCGAAAAGGCGCACGGATACCTTCAGGAGCCCGTTTTCCGCGAGATAGACGAGGTCGCGGTGGGGGACGCCCCAGCGGTCCTCAAGCTCATCCAGCGTGAAGTAATCCTTCTCGATTGTGGCCATTTCCGCACGCTCGCCCGTTTTGAAGTTCACTTTATGTTCTAGCCCCTTGACGCGGACGGCGCAATCCTCTCTTATCCACAATATCCACACAGTCCACATATCGGACGGAGCATATGGACACCACATTGGCCGAAAGGCTCAGAGCCCGCGCACGGCAACTCGGCATGAACGCGAGGGAGGTAGCGGAGCAAGCACGCGTCAACAGGTCGTTCGTCTATGACATCATGCGCGGGCGTTCCGAGCACCCCAACCTGGAGAAGCTCGATAAGGTGGCTCGGGCAATTAAGGTCGACCGTGAATGGCTGCTGAAAGGCAAGGGAAAGGTCGAGGGTGACGAGCCCGAGATAGCAGAAGTTGACGCTTTCGTTGCCATCCCCTCCGTCGAAATCACCGCATCCATGGGGGGAGGCCAAATCGTCTCCGATGAGATCGAAGACGGCGAGCCCTACCACTTCAAGAACTCATGGATCACTCGTCGCCTGCGCGCCGATCCAGCAAACCTGAGGATCATGCATGTCGAGGGCGACAGCATGATGCCGACCCTTCAGGATGGAGACGTTGTTCTTGTCGATCTTGCGCGCTCTCTTCCGACACCGCCGGGCATTTTCGTGCTGTTCGACGGGATGGGCCTCGTCGCCAAACGGCTGGAGCACATTCCCAACTCCGACCCGCCCCGCGTGCGAGTGATCTCGGATAACACTTTCTATACGCCCTATGAGCGCACCGCTGACGAGATCAAAATCATCGGCCGTATCCGTTGGTTTGGCAGAGAGATATGAGAATGAGCGATTCCATCATCCGCGGGCGCCGCCCGATAGAGCTGCTTGGCGTGACGTTCCTATTGCGCGCCGCTTCTAATGACTCCGCAGAAACATGACAACGCATTGATTTATATTGCGTATTTTCCGTTCGCGACTAAGCGTTTGCTTGGCGAATTTGATTGCGAACGGTCTCCATGCACACAGCGCTTTCCGGCCCAAACCCCATCGCTGCCGAACGCCTTCCGGCGGATGCCCGGCTCGATGAAGTCGCGCGCATCCTGGCAGTTGGCCTGAGGCGTATTCTCTCGGAACAGTCGAGTTCTTTATCTGCACTAGGCGGAGAGAGTTCATTCGACATTCTTGCCCTCAAACGCCGTGTTGGTCGTCGCAAACCGAACAACCGAGTTGGAGGGT